ATTCAGCGCACACTATTCTAGGATTTGCCTAGGGGGGGTAAATGCCTTCCTCACCGCTTCCTCACCGTTCCTCACCGCTATCTCTCCAGCGGAAACCAGCGTAAACACTGGGCAAACCCCGATCTCGGAGAGATGGAGAGATAGTTTTCTAAAAGTTTATTTTGAGTAGGGGGGTAAGAGTAGGGAATGCCCGTGGTTGCTGGCGTTGCGGCGATCTGGCCTCTGCGCTTAGAAAAAACTTTCCGATTTCTTCCTCTCCATCTCACCGCTCACCTCACCAGTTATATCATTGCGGCATGGATCTCAAAAGACGCGCACGAAGCAAGCCGTGGATGGCAGAGAAGAAGGGCCGAACGACGCGAAGCCTGTCCGATGGTGAACTTCAAAAACCTTTTAAGGGAAGTGAGGCTTCAGTCTCCAACCCCTTGTACAAGACAGCAGAGTGGGAAGCCACTAGGGATGCGGTACTGTTTCGCGATCCTCTTTGTGTTTGGTGCCTGGCGTGCGGCGTAGCAACTGAAGCCACCGATGCCGACCACATTGTTCCCTCGTCCCATTCATCGTCTCGATCAGAGTTCTTTGATCAGGACAACTTGGTGGGCAGTTGTCGTTCGTGCAACGTGAGGCGAGCCAGCTACTCAGCTAAGGGTGTGTATTTTGAGACCAAGAAAGAATGGGAGGTCTACCTCCGTCGTAAGCACTTTAGAAAAATCACTCGCACATGAGCATGCGAACGTTGCTGGCCGAAGTACGGACAGCGCTAACTTCATACAGCGGTCTTACTGACCTTATCCCGGCAAGCAAGATCACCTTTGCCCGTCGCCCTCAGCGCGATGAGATGCCAGGACTAACGGTTACGCTTGGTAACGTCGATTACGAGCCCGTCTTCACTTCCTATTCTGCCGCTACCACCTACAGGGTAGATGTCACCATCTTTGGTCGCAGCGCAGATGAGACGACGGAGATTCACGATCAGGTCAAGCTCGCTTTTCTCGCTGCCAACAGCTCCAACTTCAATATCCGCATCTTTGACGAGCGGTACTTTGTTGACGTAGACAACAACCACCAGGGCTATGTATCTGCTACGTGGGAGATGGCTAGTGGTTTGACCAACAATGTGACGACCATCATCAGCCCTGCGTTCCAGGGCTACGACATGATGGATATCAATTACGATTTCAAGGTGTCCAATGGAGGTACGACCACCTTGTCTCTCACCGAGCAAGTTTACTACTTCGATTTTCAAAGCTCTTCTGGCTCTGCGACGCACTCTGTTCAGCTTCCTAGTTCCAGAGACAATCTGGGCAAGATCTACACCTTTCTTCAGGGAGGCAACGTAGACAACAACACTCTTATTAGGGTTTTGCCTCAGACGGGAGAGACTGTAGAGACAGCTCAGGCTTATGACTTAAACCGAGCCCACAGCAGCGCCAGCTTTGTTGCGGTAAAAACCAGCGGTACGACCTACGGATGGCGTATCTGGGCTTATCATGGATTGCACGACTGATGAGAGGTTTTGTAGAAGACTTTATTACGCCTGAAGAGTCGGCTATTTTGCGAGGATTACCTTCCGGAAAGGGTTATTGGCGAGCTGAAATTAAGGACCTGGACCCTAACTGCACTGCTTTTAGAATCGTAGATCGATTGGCGCATCATTTTGACTACACCTTAAATGATAATTCATACATATGTATAGAGCATCAGCCTAAGGGTCACGACTGGCACAAGGACACTGGCGATAAAGACCATATGCCTTGGTGTACATATGGGTGCAGTATAATGTTAAGCAGGTCGTATGAGTACACCGGTGGCATGTTTTACTACAAAGACGAGCAGATCAAGCCTGATTTTTGCAATCTATTATGGCATGATTCTAAGACGATGCACAAGGTGGACGCGCATCAGGGGCTTCGTGTCGTTTGCATAATTTTCATTTGATGACTGATACACTAGAACGTATGCGCGCTGCCGTAGAGCAGCTTAACAACAGCAAGGAGGGCGACGACGTTAAAGACGCTATCAATAAGATTGGCGCCAAAGACCTAAAGCCTATCTTCCAGTTGGACGAAGACGGCAACCGCCTCTTTGACATCGTTATCAACTACCTGAACGACCGAGGTCTTATCGAGTCTGTTGATGTAATTACAGTCACCATGCTTGCCAAGAGTCTGGCTATCTATATCGCAGTCGCAAGACACGTACATGGTTACGGTGATGCGATTCAGATTTATCCTAACGGCACTTCAAATGTCAGTGGAGCGTTTACAGCGTTGTCGAAGGCTCAAGATCAAGTGCTAAAGCTGAGTGCCAAGCTTGGGCTAAGCCCTATGGACCGCAGCCGTATCCTCGGTGCGGCAGCCAACGCCAGCAGCGCCAACGATAAGTCGCAAGAGGGGGACGAGATTGACGATTTGATTTGATGCAAGACTCATACAATGAGTACGAACGGACGAGCGAATGCTGCGGAGCTGCAATGCACTCAGACATTGACATCTGCTCTAATTGTGGTGAGTGGCAATAGGTTATGAGCGGCGTAGACGTAAGCGTAGTTATCAAGGTGTTCGATTATGCCAATGGAATCATAAGCGGCGAGATACCGTCCGGCAAGTACATCAAGCTTGCTGCTGAGCGCTTTGTCTCTGATCTAGACCGCGAGGACTGGGAGTGGAAGTTTGACATGGTCGAGGCTTCTCGCTACATCAACTTTATCGAGCGTGTATGCGTGCACACCCGTGGCGATATGGCTGGCAAGGCTTTCTTGCTAGAGCCATGGCAGTGTTTTTTTGTCGGGCAGATATTCGGGTGGGTGAGCAAGGATGATGGTCACAGGCGCTTCAATACTGCTCACCTATTCGTTGCGCGCAAGAATGGTAAGTCCCAGTTGGCTGCCGCTATCGCTTTAGCTATGGCTACCCTTGACGGCGACGGAGCGCCTCAGCTTGTTACCGCAGCTACTAAAAGAGATCAGGCCAAAGAAGTCTTTGATGAGATCTGTCGATGCGTCAAGAGCAGTCCTTTGCTTGGCAAGCGCTTCACAGTACAACGTGCTGAGGTTAAGACTCCCCGTAACGGCGTGATCAAGCCACTGAGCTCTGACGCGAATACCCTTGACGGTCTCAATTTGAATCTTGCTGTGGTGGACGAGTTTCACGCTATGAAAACAGCCGACTTGTACCGCGTCCTCGCTTCTTCGATGGGCTCGCGTCGCTCGCCGCTTATGCTTGCTATTACTACTGCCGGTTTCGTAGCCGACGGTCCGTGTGCTATGTTTATGAAAGCGGGAAAGACGGTTCTTGAAGGCAAGAAAGACAATGACCGCCTACTGATCTTGCCCTACGAAATTGACGAGGAGGATGAATGGGATGACGTCTCCTCATGGCGCAAGTCCAACCCGAACCTTTCGGTCTCAATCTCAGAGGAATACTTAGGGGCTCAATGCAAAAACGCAAAGCTGTACGGCAGCCGTTCTATCACAGAGTTTATGGTAAAGCACTTGAATGTGTTCGTTGGTTCAAGCGCGGTATGGATTCCGGACGACGACTGGATGAGCGAAAGCAACTGCCGCGAGCCTCGCGTTACTCACGTCATAGACGAGAAGGCGAGCAAGCCCGTCGCGTATTTGGGACTCGATCTCGCTTCGACCGATGATATTACGGCTCTTGCTGTGTGTACTGGCGACGCTGAGCGTGGGTGGGGTTTTGAGATGCACTACTTCCTCCCTCAGCGAGCTATAGAAAAACGTCTAGATAAAGACGAGAGCTCTGTCTACTTGGGTTTTGAGGAAAACGAAAATGTGCACATCACTCCTGGAAACGTGACGGACTACAATGTTATCAGGCGCATGATTAGCGGTCACTACGTCGAGGACGGGCAGGTCAAGTACGACGAACGCAACCTTATGGAGAAGTATCTCGTAAAGGGAGTAGCTTACGACAGGTGGAACTCTCTTAATCTCATCAGGGACTTGGAGGGCGATGGCGTTCCTTGCGACCCTTATGGTCAGGGTTTCGCCAGTATGTCTTTCCCGAGCAAGGAGTTTGAGAAGTGCGCGCTACAGGGTAAGATCATCCACGGTGGCGACGAGGTTTTGCGATGGATGATGGGCAACGTCATGCTTCGTTACGATGCCTCGGGCAACATCAAGCCAGACAAATCTAAGAGCGGAGATAAGATCGATGGCGTAGTAGCTGCTGTTATGGCTATCGGCGAGGCACTAACCTTCGTGGAGGAGGAGACCAATGACTTCGAGTTCTTTATGGCTGTTATAGGTAATGGCAATGTGTGAGAACGGCCTTATCTCACTTCAATCAACATAATTTCGTGCCAATGTCCGAAGGAGTATCCAAGCCGAGCATCTTTCAACGACTATTTCAGGGCTTCACCTCTCGTTCCACTTTTGTCTCCCCTACAGCAGCGCTTCGCACTCAGTACATTCGATTGTACGGTGAGGGATACAAGTTTGGAACCGATGCTCTCGAGTTGTCTGCGGTCTATGCCTGTGTCAGCAAGATCGCCGACACCATTGCCAGTCTTGAAGCCGGAGTGGTTAAAGTATCTCCAGACGGTACAAGGGACACGCTCCGGTCGCACCCTGTCCACAAGCTAATTTCTCGCGAGCCTAACGACTACCTCGGGGCTTACGAGTTTTGGCAGCTTATCGTCAGCGACGCCCTGCTTCATGGTACGGGTTACGCTTACATCAGTCGGCAGCCTGGCAACCTGGAGCTTTTCTATATTCCCGCTGTACGTGTGAGCCACACCATCCACCCAGAGACTGGTGAGAAGTGGTACACCTACGATGGCGCACCTAACGCTGTGCGTCAGGAGGACATGCTTGAGATCAACGCATTCCGTGGCATCAACCCCACGCACATGCAGATCCAAAACTTTACGACAGCTAAGGCTGTCCAAGACTTTGGCTCCAAGTTCTTTGAGAACGGGGGCATGATGGGTGGTATCCTCTCGACTAAGGAGCACATGAGTGCTGAGCAGATGAAGCAAGCTCAGGAGATGTGGGAGCGGGAGTACATGGGCAAGCACAACGCTCATAAGATTGCCATCCTCGGGGGCGGATTCCAATACCAACCACTTTCGGTATCGCTGGATCAGATCCAGTTTTTGCAGATGAAGAAGTACAGCACGGAAGAGATTGCTCGCATCTACTCCGTGCCTCCTGCAATGATTGGTCTTGAGGGCAACACGGCGTACAGCAACTATGAGCAACAAGTATTGCAATTCCAGCAAGGAACCATCCTCCCCTGGGTCCGCCGAATCGAAAACGAAGTCGAGCGCAAGCTCCTCTCCGAAGACAGCATGCTCCAATGCCAGTTCAACGTCGACACGTTGCTGCGGGCGGATAGCCAGTCACGGGCTACATTCTATCACTCTCTCCTGCAAGACGGCGTCATGTCCATCAATGAGGTTCGCAGCAAGGAAGGACTTGGGCCGGTTGATGGCGGCGATAGTCACCACATCCAAGTGAATATGATCCCGCTGGATCGCATGCAGGACTTTGCTGATTCGGTAACTAATTCAACAAACGAAACTAATGGCTGATTTTTACTACAACCTTCGGGTTATTAGCTGCCGGGGACAACACGATACATTGGCTACCGGCAACAATGACTTTATCTCTAATGAAGTTCCCGGTCGTCCTATCTACGAATTTGCTTATGCCGCTGAAGGCGTAGCGGCGGAGGCTAATGGCACTGCTGCCTTCGTTGCTGCCTTCCAAGCGGACGTTGCCGCCAACGCCCCTAAGCATATCGACTTGCTGGACGCGACAATTCTCTCCTCTAGGCTTCTTACTGCCGCGACAGAGGCGAATGACAGCAATTCAAATACTGGCAAGTTCTTTCAGCGCGTAGGCAAGGATGTCTTGCGCTACGAGATCGGTGTGAGTCAAATTGATGCTGCTGACGCAGTAGACAATCGTACAGCACACAAGCTGGTCTAATGGCTCAGACCTACGGAGGATATCCCGATAGCGCTAAGGGCGCTGCTCGTAAAGCCTTGCGTCACCGTGAGAAGAACGGTAGCAAGTGCGGTACCGCCGTGGGCTGGGAGCGCGCTAACCAAATCGCCTCTGGCGAGAAGCTTAGCCTGTCTACCGTAAAAAGAACCTTCTCCTTCCTTTCTCGTGCCGAGACTTACAATCAAGGTAAGTTCTTCGATGATGATGGAAAGGAGATCTGCGGCAGCGTCATGTACGCGGCCTGGGGAGGTAGCTCCATGAAGAGCTGGTGCAGCGGCGTTATCAATAAAGCCGAGGCAGCAAAAAAGAAAAAATAAACCCAACAATGGCACAGAAAAACGTAGAGAAGCGATTCCTGTCCTCCAGTGTTGAGGTCCGTTCAGAGGAAGGCAAGCCCAACGTAGTGGAGGGCTATGCTGCCGTCTTCGACGACGAGACCGTCATCGGGGGTGCATTCGCTGAGCGCGTGGCTCGTGGGGCTTTTGACGGGGCGGACATGAGTAACACCGTAGCTCTGTTCAACCACAACATTGACCAGCCACTCGCTCGCGTGGGTCGCGGCTTGGAGCTTGAGGTTGATGAGCGCGGACTCAAGTATCGCTTCGAGCTTGGCAACCAGAGCTACGCCAAAGACCTTGCGGAAAACATCCGCATGGGTAATGTATCGACTAGCAGCTTCGGCTTCACCGT